CCAACTTCTGCCTTGGTATTCCCAACCCTGTATATCATCTGAAACGATGTCGCAATGCCCTGGTTTCCGGTGGCGCAGTTTATCAAAAAATTGAGTAAACTTACCGAGCCCAGCAGGACTGTAAAAATCAATCCCAACCTTATGGCTAGCGACACCCCAAGATTCCTTAACGGAATTGATGTAGTCACCAAATAAAATCCTGGAAATCATGTTCATTATAAGTGAGGCTCCGTAAATATTTCTTGCAACTTTACTGAGCGGTGTAGGCTCACCTTTTATAAACACTTTCGCCAGGTGCGTGTGTCCCGACCAAAAATACTTCAACCTCGTAGCTGGGTCTAAGTAATCTAGGTCTTCGTAAAGCGGCTCCTCAATCCACAATCTGAGCGTTCTATTCACATCCTCATACAACTCCAAGAGATCAACCTCTCGATTGGTGTTGCAATCAAAATAAGGAAAACCAGGTGTAGACTTAAGGTTGATATGGGTCCATGCTCTATTGAACACGTCCAATCTAAGATTACCTAAGCTATCAAACACTTGGTGCTCTTCAAACGTTTTGGGTGCCTCCCGCTGTGCAAAGATCGCTTTCATTGCTTCGGAGTACTTTCTGAGCCCTTCTTCATCGGGGGTTCGTTCTTTTCCTTCTTCGAAGCGCGTCTCTTGCGCCCTCTCGATGTAGAATCTGAGACGACCTCGCTCGACAGAACCACCCCTTGCTGGGGTTCTGAGGTTCCAGAGCTTGTCGATCTGCTCTCGGTAATGGTAGTAGAGTTCTCTTGCGGCTGGACAGGCGTCTTCTTCTCGCCCTTCGTAGATGGGTCCGAAGATACGTTCAACTGTCTCGTCGCGCTTAGCTGACTTTCCAGTTCTTTTACCTGCTGATTCAAGCTTCGCAATTCCAAAACCAAGGTCTCCAACGAGATTCCACGGGATTGCGGTGGTACTTCTAACGCCCCTACCGCCGGCGACTTGGAGTTTAACTGTGTTTGGAACTCCGGTGGGATAGAATCAGCCGATT